CCAACGACAATCATAACTGGTCGCGATTTAGTCGTGACCATTGCAACCGTTAACTATGACGCACAGGCGACCAGCGCAACTCTTGCGAACAGCCCAACCGTCGAGACATACCAAACATTGGACGGCAAGGCTTACAAGCACATTGACGACCAGTGGACTTTTGACATTTCAATGCTTGCTGACTGGGGCGCAACAGGTTCACTTTGCGAGGCACTTTGGACAGCATGCGAGACAGCACCAAACACAACATTGGCAGTGTCATTGACAGCTGCTACTGGTGCGGTTTTTGCATTTAACGTCATGCCAGTATTTCCAAGCGTCGGCGGTGCTGCACCAGATGCACAGACCGTTGACCTATCATTTGTAGTGGTGGGAACACCAAGCGAAACCTTTTAATCACTAACAATCGGGAGACAAAATGAAACTACCAATCACAATTGAATACACAAACGGCGATCAGATCACTTACACAGCTGCACCGCCAGAGTGGGTCAAATGGGAGAAGCACACAGGACACACAATTGCTCAGGCACAGGAAAAAATCGGTATTTCCGATTTAGTATTTCTTGCCTATCACGCTATGAAGCGTGAAGCAGCTGGAAAGCCTGTTAAGCCTCTTGACATTTGGACAGAAGGTATTGCTGAGGTAATCGTAGGTGAGGCAAACCCAAAAGCTACGCCGTCGGAAGCCTTAGCAGAATAATTTGGGAGGTAGCTCTGGCGACAGGGCTACACCCAGATGTTTTTGAGACAGCCGAGGACATTTTGACGGTTATTGAAATCTTGGAAAGGCGGGCAAATGGCGACTGACGCGATCAGTTATGACAAGAATGAATTGCGTGCCATTGTCCGTTCTTTCAAAGCAATGGACGATCAAGCAACCGCCCAAGCAAAAGAAGCAACCAGCGAATTGGCAACTTGGGTTCAGGGCAAGATCAAGGCTGCTGCGTCAAGCCGTACCCGAAACCTTCAGGATAACCGCGTCGCTGACGGTTCAAAGGTTTCAAAGTCATCAAAAATTGGTGAGATTTCTTTTGGTTACGCTGGGCAGAAATTAAGCGGCGGTGCGACAACTCAGCAAATTTGGGGCGGTGCCGAATTCGGTTCGAATAAGTACAAGCAATTTCCAGTGTGGTCAGGTCGCGAGGGTCGCGGGTCACGCGGTTGGTTTATCTATCCAACACTTCGAAGCGTTCAGCCCGACATTGTAAAAAAATGGGAAGAATCATTTTCAAAGATCGTTAAGGAGTACAACTAATGGCGGGCAGTCGTACCCTCAAACTTTCCATACTTGGTGACGTTGACAATCTCAACAAATCGCTGAAGACCGCTGGCAAGGACGTCGAAACCTTCGGCGACAAAATGGGCAAGGTCGGCAAAATGGTTGGCGCGGCGTTTGTTGCCGCAGCCGCAGCCGCTGGTGCTTACGCAATCAAAATTGGCGTCGAAGGCGTCAAAGCCGCCATTGAAGATGAAAAGGCGCAGACCCAGTTGGCATTGGCGTTGGAAAACGCTACGGGGGCGACAACCGCCCAAATCAAGGCAACTGAACAATCAATCCTTCAAATGTCATTGGCAACGGGTGTTGCTGACGACGAACTTCGACCAGCACTTGGTCGCCTGGTTAGATCGACGGGCGACATAACAAAGGCGCAGGATTTGTTGGCAATTGCCCTTGACGTATCCACGGCGACGGGTAAGCCGTTGGAATCGGTGGCAGCCGCGTTGAGTAAGGGTTTTGACGGGAACACTGCAGCATTGGGCAAACTGGGCATTGGACTTTCAGCTGCTGAATTAAAGACTATGAATTTCACACAGGTGCAGGGCAAATTGTCAGACCTGTTTGGCGGCGCGGCAGCTCGTAACGCTGACACTTATGCAGGGCGTATTGCTCGCATGCAAATTGCATTTGATGAGGCTAAAGAAACAATTGGGTTTGCGCTATTGCCAATCCTTGAAAAACTTATGGGCTTTATTAACAACAACGCTTTGCCAATCATCAATGCATTTAGCGGTGCGTTTAGCCTTAACGGCAACGGGCTTGGTGGCGTCATCACAACAGTCGGCAACATCATCACTAGCGTATTTACGCCAATTATCAATGGCATGATTAAAGCGTTTGGGTATGTTCGAGATGCAATCGGTGACAATCTTGACACTTTCAAGGAATTTGGCGCATTGATCGCAACCTATGTTGCACCAGTCATAGGCACAGTTTTGGGCGGTGCATTACAGGTAGCAGGCAAAATCGCAGGCGGTGTTATTGACGTCATTGCTGGTGTGGTCAAAATTCTTAACGGCTTAATTTCAGGTGCGGTTGCAGGTATCAACGCTTTGATTTCTGCCTATAACGCAATACCGTTTCTACCAAACGTCAGCAAGATTTCAACACCGACGGTTAGCGTGCCTACAATTAAGACACCAACAGTGCCAACAACAGCGACGACTATTTCAAAAATTTCAGCACCGTCAGGCGGTGGCGCAACGACCACGTCAAGCGGTGGCGGTGTTTCAACAGCTGCAAAAGTGGCTGCAACCGCTGCCGCTGCGACGTCTAGCGGTATTGGTTCATTTGATGCTGGACGTTTCCGTATGGGTGAGGAAAAAGACCGCGTCGGTACAACAATCAATCTGACCGTGACTGGGGCGTTTGATAAGGAAGGCACAGCACGCACAATTGTTGACACATTAAACAACAGCTACTATCGCGGCACAGGCGGCGCAACTAACCTGCAAATAGCATGACCCAGTGGACGCCAGTTTGGCTGGTAGAGATCGACGGCGTTTCATACACAGACGCTGTTTTGGCTAACCTCACAATCAGATCAGGTCGCACAAACATTTACGAGCAGGCACAAGCTGGTTATGTCAATTTGCAATTGCTAGACGTTAATCAGGCGACAATACCTGTCAGCATCAACAGCAGCATTTCAGTGCAGGTGCAGGACACATCAAGCTCATACGTCCCAATCTTTGGTGGCACGGTCGTTGACATTGCCGTTGAGGTGCGCGACGTAGGCAGCACAATGTTCACCCAGACATACAGCATCACAGCACTTGGCGCGTTGTCTCGTTTGCCAAAGGCGTTGACAAATGGCGTGCTGTCTAAAGATTTTGACGGCAATCAAATCTGGACAATTTTGTCAGACCTATTGCTTAATACTTGGGCGGAAGTGCCAGCAGGTTTGACGTGGGCAACGTACGACCCAACGACAACATGGGCAACAGCGGAAAACGTTGGTTTAGGTGAGATCGACCGCCCTGGTGATTATGAGTTAGCTGCTAGGTCTAGTGAGCGCACAGACGTTTATTCTTTGGTATCAAAGCTTGCAACGTCAGGTCTTGGCTACATTTACGAGGACGCATTTGGGCGCATTTCTTACGCTGATGCAACACACCGCAGTTTGTACCTGTCAAACAATGGTTATGTACAGCTGACAGCCAACCAAGCACGCGCAGCTGGTTTGCGCGTTGAAACAAGGGCAGGCGACGTACGCAATAACCTGACTATCCAATACGGTGCAACCAGCAGTGCAGAGCAAAGTGCCAGCGACGCAGACTCGATTTTGCAATACGGCACGTTGTCCCAGATTATTTCGACAACCTTGCACAACGCAGCTGATGCGACTCAACAGGCAAATTTCTACCTTGACTTGCGCAAAACACCGCAGGCAATCTTTAGTGAGATCACGTTTGACCTGACAAACCCAGAGCTAGACGACAGCGACCGTGACAACCTCATTGGCGTGTTTATGGGTGAGGCGTTGGCGATCAATGACCTACCAGCAAACATGGGCGGTATCTTTCAGGGTTTTGTCGAGGGCTGGTCATTTCAGGCGTCGTACAACCAACTCTCGATCACTCTTAACATTTCACCAACGGCTTACTCATTGCAGGCTTTGCAATGGGACGAAATCTCAGCTGCATTTACTTGGTCGGGCGTGTCGCCAACACTCGACTGGGCGCGTGCGACAATTATCACCTAAGAAGGAGAAAACATGGCAAACCCAACGTCGAATTTTAACTGGCAAATGCCAACAGCGAGTGATCTCGTCACGGACTTGCCTGCCGATTTTGAGGTCTTTGGACAAGCTGTTGACACATCACTAGCTGATCTCAAAGGCGGCACAACCGATCAAGTGTTAGCCAAAAATAGCAACACCGACATGGACTTTAAGTGGGTCACATCAGATGATGCTAACGCGATCCAAAACTCAATTGTGGACGCTAAGGGCGATCTAATCGCAGCTAGTGCAAACGACACACCTGCTCGCCTAGCAGTAGGCAACAATGGAGAGACACTTGTAGCAGA